TTTATTGACATCAGTAAAGTGTTTGGTGTAACTCCACACTTCATCAAATTGTTGTCCAGTCATATCCATAAATTCTAAAAATGCATTATTTTGTGTATCGGCGTAAACGTGCTCTGGTAAAGAATTTCTTAAGGAATTCATATTATTGAAGTCATATGATGAAGCACTTGATATCATATTATTATACCAAGTTATTGCAGATGAACCTGTTGAGTGGACCAATCTATATGGTTCAGTAGAAGTTTCTTTAGGCCAACTTGTATCGTGAAATAATCCATTAGAACCACTTGAGTATGATGAACTTTCAAAATACATATAATTTTCAAATGGGTCAAAAGAATTTATTACTCGTTGTCGTTTTCTTTCAGTCTCTTGTATCCTTGATAATGAACTCGTTATGTTGATAAGTGATTGACTTGTTGCGGTATGTGTTTCTATTAATTTTAATTTTTTCTTGAAGTTACCAATTCTACTTTCCGCATTTGAAAAATGAATAAAGTTTCCAAAACCAGTATCATCAACTTCATAATATTGTGTTGTGGTTCTCTGATAATCAATATTCGGTTGAACATCTAACAAACTACCCGATACCAAACTTCTTTCAATTTTTCTATTGAGTTCGTCATTATCACTAAGTAATGTGTTATGGGTTTTGTAATCAGTTGTTTGATTATCTATTGGACTATCAACATTGTCAAAATCTGCTGGTAATAAAAACGTATTGTTAACTTTAACCGAAGGAACTAATGAAATGTTATCTTCATAGTCTGGTAACAACTCTTCCACAATAGTGAACCCATTAATGTTCTGTTCTCTTAATGTTTCACTTAGTGGTTCTTTTAATTTTAGTTTTAATTTGCTCTCTTGAAACTGAGAGTTTGTGATTAAATAATAATCATTTCTGTATTGTAGATAAGTTTTAAATCTTTCAACACTATTTAATTTCATCTTTACATAAAAATTAGGCCATTGAATGTCATTAAAGTTTACACTATTAAACTTAAATGCAGGATTAACGGTGTTGTGGTCTGGGTGAACGACTCCGATACTATCTACAAAGTAACCATTTCTTCTTAAGTTTTTATATTCATCTTGTAAGTTGTGTGAGACTTTGACTTTATCTCCAGATAATACTTCATCAATCTTTACTTCTAAGTCAAAGTGTACTTCAACAAGATGTTCATTGATTGTATATCCATTGTTTCCAAATTCACTTTTACGTGGTGAATTGGGATTGGATTTTTCCCAGTCAATATTTACTTCATCATTACTTTCGTCATAAGTGTATACTGGATATATTGGGTCTGCTTTAGTGTCCCACATAGTGTGATTTTTATAGTTTGTTCCTTTAATCCCGTGACGACGAGAAGCAGGTGTTCCTTTTGCTAACCACCAATCTTTTGGTAGATTACCTTCGTTGAACAATGATGTGTTTGTTGTATTGAGTTTAGGTGTTGGTTCATAAAAATAACCAGTAACACCTGAATAGTTATCAAGAATAGTATCATTTAATGTTGTTTCGGTAAGACTACCATATTCATTATGGTTAAAAATTTCAAGTGGAAATGATGAATCATATGGTTTATTTCCATATTTACTACGTAACAATGATGTTGGTCTTATTTCACGATGTCCTGTTCTTTCGTCTCCGTGTCTATGGTCTTGACCTTCAGTTCTTCCAAAGTCTACTGCATATTTTTCGTGTTTAGGAACCCATGCTCTCATAAAGTTTTCAAAAACAATTGTTTGACCTTCCATTGATTTTTGAAATTGGAAGTCAACACCACCGTCTTCAGGACTTCCTTCATTAATTAATGTTAAGTCTGCAAAACTACTACTACTAAATTTAATTGATTTATTTGGAACTGATTGTCTATAATTTGGAGCTGCTACTACATTTAAATTTAAATTTCTTAAATTGTTTTTGTAAATATCATTACTTACATTTTCATCTGCTCGTAATATTAGTTCGTCACCTTTTGTATTGATTGTATCTATTACATATGTAAATTCATTTTCATATACTTGCTGTTCCAAATCAACTACATCATTAACTACTTTATAAAAAAGTCCGTCAAATGACTCGTAAGGACCATCATAGGTTCCACCACTTTCATCAGTAACAAAAAATTGACTATCGTCTCCGGCAATCTTTCTTAAGAACTTATATAGAACTTTGTAATCGCCCTCATCAATTCCTAAATCTCTTAGGTGCTGTCCAACATTTAATTTTAAATATTTTAAATCATAGTTTGGACTTAAATCTTTAACTCGTAAAATTGTTTCTTGTAAGATTTGATTAGTTTGAATACTATATATACATAACTTAATATAATCTTTTTGACCAAGGTAGAGTGGTTTAAATTCAGCATCAAGATTATTAAAGTCAAATACCCTACCAAAATTTGAAATGTTTTGTTTGTTAGGTTTGAAGTAAGTTGATAATTCTCTTTCTGTAAATCCGTATTTAGGCATCGTTAATCCACCAAGTCTTCAAAGGTTCTGTTTATTTTATCTAAGTATCTTGTATTGAAGTATTTTTCTTTTATGTCAATTGTAACTTGTTCATATTCTGGTTCATTTGCTTTTCCAAATAAGTCTGGATTTTCAAATGAAAGTATAAATCCACGAGAGTCTCTCGTAAGACTTGTTTTAAATTTTGGATTTGTTAAATAGTCAGTTCTCTTTTCAAGAATTTGTTTTCTAATTCTTTCTCGTTCAAGTTCTCTGAACTTTGTATAGTAATCGGAATGTTGAACTGCTTCTTCTGCTGATGTATATGGCATTATCTCACCACCCTAAATTCAAAGTCATCATCATAGAAATTTGTTTGTTCATCTGTTGTTCCACTACCACTAACGACCTTAACACAAAAACGATAATTTCTTTCTGCTTGTAATCCATTCATCCATAAGTTGAAATAATTACCCGTGGAATCACAACTAACTACCGAACCTGTTCCATATGGAATAATAGTTTCTTCTGTATCTGCATCCTTTACTGAATAGAATACTGAACTACTTGGTAAATATTTAACTGATAGTTCCGATGGTGTTGTAGCAAATGCAGTAGTTGGATATAATTCTCTACCAACTAATCTTAATTTAGTTACCGAACCCTCTTTATATTCTGTTCTTAAATTTTTAAAATATACTTTTAATCTTTCTAAATCTGTTGAACTCAATGGTGTTAAACTTCCTGTTGTCCATTTTGAATCGTCCCATACTACTTCTAATTTAGGTGGGTAGATTGTATGTGTTTCTCTTGAAAAGTATTTTAGATTTCCTAACCTATCTGAACTACTCTCATCTTGTGTAGCGTCTCCACCTGGATTGTATGAAAAGTCAACTGAACCCGTATGAAGTGATTTTCTCTTTACAATAAATCCTCTATTAGGATAAACTGAACTTGAATAAATGTGATTTTTTACTAAGTCCGTTACGTCTGCTCTGATGTCTTTTTTATCAAATGTTAGTGCGTATGATGAACTAACTGCATATTGTCCAGTTTTATTTAACCACCAAGAACCCCCATCAGTTAATACTGATGTTGATACCCAAGGTGTTTTGTTTTCGTGGTCACGATATTGATAAGTAACTCCGTCTGATGTTACTGGACTATGGTCAAGTTTTCCTGTTCCTTGTTTCCAAGCACTACCACTAACCATATGAACAAATATACTTTGTTCTGCTTCTACTTCTTCTGAAGTTGCGTCATATAAATTTAAATAAAATTTTGCTGTTGATGGAATCTTACCACTCTGTATTGATTCCGATATAGTCGTATAGTCAAAGTCAATCAATATTCTTGATATATTAGATACGGCTCCACTTTGATTAACATTTTTGTTAATTTCTAATATCTCATCTAACCCAGTATTAATGGAAGCTGTTGTTCCACCTGAATAAATTGAAGCGTCTCTTTTTCCAAACTCAAAATAATGCATTATAATTCTCCTACTACTTTACCGATAATATCAGTATTTGGATATTTTAGTTCAAATATACTCGGGTCCTTTGATGGATATACAACTCCGTCTTTTGTTGCAGAATCTACGTCATAAACATTTCCACTATATCCACTTGATGTTGTTGCTTTGTTCTCCACAAGAATAAGTGAATTGTTTGGATTAGTTCCGTCTGGTGGAACTACACTTGCTACCCCGTCAACTAATGAAATCTGATATGCAATATCACTCAATACTATTGGTTGATTTATTTGCCACTTATCAGTATTGAAATGATTTCTTACTCTTTGTATACATCTAAACAATACATCGTTTTGGTTAAACCCTCTTTGTGTAACGATTGCAAATCTAATTCCAATATTAATTATATATGCATTTTTTAAATTAATTGCATCTGTTACTAATCTATATTGGGAAAGATACATTTTTAAATTTTGTTTTACTGCGTCGTTTAATTTTGCTAAGTATTTGTTACCATCGTATCCCAACAAATACATATTCAATGCTAATGGATTTTGAATCTCAGTAGTGGTATCATTGTTTTCTTGTAATTGTGTATCTTGAACAATATATGCTTTTGCTATATTACCATATTTTTGTGGTAAAGAATAAACTCTTGTTATGTAGTCAGCTTTTGTAACTGCTCTGTTCTGTGCATTAAAGTATGCTGCAGCATTCTGTTTTATTTCGGTTAATGTTTCTTGACTTGCTCCACCCGATGCTCCTGTTGAATTTGTAAAACCTAAACTATCTTTTGATGTTTGAACCAATGATGCAGTTAATCCATCTTCCTGAATTGTAAAAGTTATGTTCTTCGGGAAAGTAATTGAATTACTTCTAACATTATGCTCTACTGCTCCACCATAACGATATGTAATGGTTAGTGTTGTATTGCTTGGTGCCAAACCGAACGTTCTTGTATTCATAAAATTTGTTGGGTCAAATGCTGTATCTAAATGTGTTACTCCAAAACTTAACGCTGAACCGACATTATCTGGATTCGGAATTAGTGTTTCATCTGCGTTGTCACTAACACCTGAACCAAATCTTAATTCCATTCTATTGTCTTCACGAACATAGGTTGTAAATCTTCTTGATGATTTAATTAATCTTAACATATAAGGTGTATCACTTTTTTGTGATGCGAATTCTGGGTCGTTTAAAGTAGTATTTTCTATTGATTCAAATACCGTGTCTTGTGCTAAGAAAGGAACTTGATACCAACTATTTCCATTACTATCAACACACGATACAATTTCAGTTACTTTTTCATTTGATAAAGTTATCTTATCAAACTTCTTTGCTCCGGTAAATGAGAAAGTTTCAGTTATGGTGTCTCCAGATTTTGCCAATACCTTTTTAGTTAATTTAAATTGTGTTGGTATTGTTCCT